GCAAACGTAAACCCATTACGTAAAAATTTGCAAACCCTTAGAAATTTTTTAAAAAAGTTCCTTCCGCGAATGCGGAACTGAAAAAAGAAAAATTTCTATGGTTCGCATACGCGCGACAAAACGTCGACCTACTGGTTTACTAGTAGGATTTTAATTTGGTGATGGAAATGACGACTCTATATACAATATAGGTGGCCCTACATAAAAGTATAAAGAGAAATCATCTCCTGCAGCAACATACTCATCAACTGATTGATGCCATCCATTATCAGCACCACGATAAAACAAATATGTAGTCTTCGCACTAACATCATGTATATTAGCTTGCGCTCCTGATGTTCTATCTTGTAATCTACACATCTGAAATCGCTTATTACAGCTATACGGTATAGCTATCTCTGCCACCGGATTCTGTGATGTTATAGTACTAACAGCACCATTCATACATGTAGGCATAGTAGTGAGCATTCTATGAGCATTAGTATTATTATTTGTGTTACGCAAAGTAGTAGAAGTTGCTATTTCATAAGTTGACGCACTGACATCAGATTCTCGCACAACAATCATCTTCGTATTGTTCACAACTACATTCGCCGTAGAATCCGTTGTTTGATATACCTGATCACCATGCACTATTTTCCACCTAATCGAGCCTCTCCAACCAACATACGCCCATGACACATAATTTAACAATGTAGTGTTACAAAATGTATAGGGAATAGCACCAGCTCTCGAATTGATAGCACCTAAGACATTCCCTCGATTAAAAGGGAACATACTAGATCTAACTCTCATGACAAAATATCCAATATTGCTAGGTATTGGACCCCAACTAGTATGAAAACTATATCGCTTAATTAAGTTTCGGAAACTTTTAATCGATTCTCCTGTATAAATTAGAGGATATAGTTCATGTTTATCAGGTATGTCTATCATGCGCGTGCAATCACTGGTAAAAGGCAACACTGCATCAACATCAGGCTCATCCATAGATTGTGGCTGCAACACTAAAGTTTTGAGTGTAGTATCAATGGGATCATACACTGAAAAATCATCGCCACCTGCTATAGATACAATAACTTGGATAGATGCTCCTGCGTCCGCTGGTTGACTAAGCTCACTTACAACATAAACAGATATTATACCATTCCCTTGAGAAGTTGATGCTACTAATGTTGACCCCGTACTATACAAATCTGTAGTCGGCGCATTGACAGTGAAAGAGCGCAATAGCGGTCGAGTTGAGCACACAGGTATTTCAACACAAACATCCTTCGTCTCACTTATGTCAACAATATGTGTATAATTAACGTTATATTCTTGAGAAGTAGATCCAATACTAACAGGATCATATACAATTCTCATGCGCCCTTTATGAAATGCTGAACACACGATCTGAAATCGAAACTTTAAAGTCCCAGACCAATACTTAAATGGCAAAGATGCAAATGCCGTACTCGACAAATATTTTGCAGTTGACAACTGTCTATACAAACATGGATCAACCCTAATTTGAGCTAAACACGACTCAGGCAATTGAGCTGGACTCCAAGGAAAGGTGAATATAAAACTTTCATGAGCGACTATATGGCTAATTGCCATCTCATCAACATCACTTAGTCCAACTACCCGCGGATCAATAGTCACCGCATTCTTCGAATCTAAAGCTAAAATTGTACAATTTTCGCCCACATCCGTATTAGCCATATTGCCTAAGTACTCTGGCTTATGTCTCGACGCCGGTACGCACGTCGTTAAAGGCCGAGAGTAGCCAAATACCTTAGCGACTGCAGCTACAGTATCGGCTATCATACCCGCGGCTGTAGCATATGGCTTCAA